TTTTTATTTTTTATAAATATTTTTATTTTATAAATTATTTTTTTATTTTATAAATTATTTTTTATTTTTTAAAAAATATTTTTTATTTTATAAATTATTTTTTATTTTTATAAATATTTTTTATTTTTTATAAATATTTTTTATTTTTTATTTTTTAATAAAATAAATTATTAACATTTTATCTTAAATATTGAAGCAATATTACAAACAAATAAATATTGTATTTCACCATCCGTAATTGGATTATATTTTAAAATAATTATATTAAAAAAAATATATTCATATAATCCTAAAAACAAAAATAATAAAATATTTTCAAATAAAACACAATTTATTCTGACTTCTTTTCTTCCATAAATAATTGTACTAATAAATATACTTCCAACAATCGTAGATAATATTATTGCCTTGTTCAATAACATTTTAAATAATATTTTTTGTTGATGAATATCTTCATCATAATTATCTTTTAAATCTTTTAACATTTTTTCATTAAATAAATTATATATTGTAGTTGATATTATAGCATGTTCTTCAGGAGATACATTTTCATTATATTTTTCATAAAGTTTTTTATTATATGTCATTAATTTTTCTAAAAATAATTCTTTTTCAATATTCACAATGAAAAAAAAATAAAAAATTATTTCAAATACAGACATTAAAAATATATGAAAAAATACAGAAATTAATTTATTTTGTAGTTCAACTTTATTTTCATATTTCATAATTTTATTTTGATTGAAAAATGAAAATAAACATGTATCTGAATTATTTTTATTTATAACAATATTATCAGAATCAGACCTAAATCTTGCAAAATTATTTTCAATCTCATCATCATTGTCTAATAATAATGGATTATTAGAAATTAATTCAATGTTATTTTGTTCAGAATCCATCTTTATACAATGTATTATAATTAAAAATATAATTTTATTATAATAAAAAATAATTAATTATATTAATTCATAAATAGTCATTCTCATATTATTCATTAAATAATTTATTTTTTTATTTTTTTTATCTTTATTTTTATTTTTATTTTGAAGAAATATTTTAAAAATATCATCATAATTTTGTAAAAATTTATTATCATTATATTTATTTTTTATGAATTGACAAAATCCAAATATATTTTTATTTGTTTTTTTAAAATTATATAAATTATTATTATTATCATCACACCAAGTTAAAAAATCAACATAATTATAAATTAATATATTTGCTAGAATAAAATAAGATAATATATTAGTACTTTCTTTATAATTTTCTTGAAAATTATTTATTAAATCATCATAAGTTAAGTTCATATGATCTAAAATTTTAATCATTTGAAACATGGAATATGATATTTCTATATTTATTAATTTTTCAAATACTTTTGTAAAATTATTTATATTTGTATTTACATTTATATTTATATTTGTATTCATATTCGTATTCTTATTTGTATTAGTGTATATATAACTTATAAAAGATATATTAATAATTCTTGCCCAAAATTCAGTATAAGATTCATATAAATTTACATTAGAATTTACAAGAAAAATATTTTTTATTATTTGATTACATTTTTGTGTATTCATATTAGAAAAATCAAAATTAAAATTATGAATTGTTTCATGAATAAATACTTTAAACCATTCTTCTTGTCTAAATATTATAATTTCAGAAAATAATCTAGTAAATGCTGTATTTGCGTGTTCTTGATTTAAAATTATATTTGATGTTGGTAATTGTTTTAAAGAAGATGATAAATAAATATAAATATTTAATTTTTTTGAACATTCTTGTGATGAATATTTTGAAATTATATATAACCATACAGTCATTAAAAAAATAAAATTTGTATATTTTTGAATTATTTTTTTTGTAATTGGTTTGTCTAATATAAAATAAATTTTTATTTTTTTTTCAATTAAAATAAACTCATAAGATAAACAATAAAATAAATTATTTTCTATATTTTCTCGAACTATTAATGGAATAGAATTAAAATCATATGGATTTTGTAAATTATTTTCAATTAAAATTTTATAAAAATTATTATTTTTATTTTTTTCTATAAAATTAAATCCATCATTTATATCATTATAAATTTTTGAAAAAGAATTTAAATTATATTTTTTTTTATAATTTTTATTATATGAAAAATATTTTTCTAGCATAATTGAAATATTTGATATTGCAAACATTTATATTAAATATATATTTTTAAAAAAAAATGTGTCAGACATTAAAAATAATAATTAATTTCTATATTATTTTTAATAAAATATATTTTTTAAAATATTTATTATTTTAAAAATTAAAAATATAATTATTTTTTTGAAAGTAATTTTTTTCGTATAAGCATTAAATTTGTATATTGTACAGGATATTTTCCTTTTCTACGATAATATAAATTTGCTTTATTAGTTGCTAATAATGTTTTAGCCAAATCTTCATGTTGAGTAAATTTTGCTTCTTGAGCAGCATACATATTTATATTTCCTATTGTTTTATCATAATTTTTATCAATATTAATTTGTTCAGGTCTTTTATTTTTTTTTTCTCCTAATTCTTTTGCCTTTGCAGGATTTTTTGATAACGAACTTTTACTATCCATAGAAAATTTTTCATAAAATTCTGGATTATCATTTTTAAATTTAGTTCCTTGATAATAATGTTCTACTGAACCCCAAGTTTTTCCATCAAGAACAAATGGTTGAACCCAAAAATTATCTAATTGTTTTCTCCAATTTTTTATTTTATATAATTGTGCAAATGATTTTATTTTATTTTTTGGTATTATTTCACCAGAAGCCTTACCAGGAATTATGTCTGATGCATTATTATAAAAATATAATTTAATATCATCATCCCATAATTTTTTTTTACCAAATTGATATAATTCATCCATTATTTGACCATCACTATCATTTTTATTTCCTCCATGATATTCTGAATCATCATACTCTGAGATATTATATTGTTTTTCTCTTTCATAATTAGTCTTAAAGTTCATAAATTCTTTAATATAAGAAAAAATACCATTCATTCTTTCTAAACAATTATTAGCAATCATCACTTTAACATCATAAGGTATTTCATCGAAAGTAAATATAGATTTATTTTTGTATTTAATTAATTTATAATGTGAACCACCATAATTCAACATTATATAATATTTCACATCAAAATTATTATTTCTTTCTATTTGTTGATTGATCTCGCTATTTTGACACTGAAGTACATTTAATAAATCTTTTCTTGCATAATTATCTTCTAAAAAAATAATAAATTTAGTTTTTAATATAATTTCTAATTCTCCAATAGCCCATTCATCAGCCCAATAACTTGACGTTTTTATAAAATTTTTTAATTCTTCTAATGATTCAATATTTTTCATAAAATTATAATTTTCAATAGATTGTTTAAGTAATTGATGTATATTCATTAAATTTTTTATTTCAATTCTTAAAATATTGTTTTTTTCTATAATTTCTTGTTTTTCTTTTTTTGAAAAAACTTCTATGAGTTTTGCTTCCAGTTTTTTTAATTCATTTTTTTTTTCATTGAATTCATTTTTTATATTTTGTATTTCTTGTTTATTATCTTCATATAAAGTTTTATATATATTAAATTGATTAATATTAATTTTATCAGAAATTAATTGTCTTAAATTAGCTACAGTTGTTTTCATTCCAATTGAATTATAAGCATCTCTAACAGCTGCAAAAAAACAATCACCTCCACCTTCATTATCTTTATTATCATAATAAATATTTTCCATAAAATTTTGCATCCAATATTTATAAGTATTTTTGGCAGAAGCAAAATTTTTACGATATAATTTAGCATCTTCTTCTGTTTCAGTTGGAAGATTATTTACATTTATTTTTTTAACTGTAAATATATTGTCAATATTTATATTTGTATCTTCTTCATTTTTTTTTAATATTTCTTCTTCTTCTTGAAATTGATAATGTTCAGGAGATAAATATAATTTTAAAATAAAATCTCTATCAACAAAAGAATATAATAATGGTGATATTTCTGAAATATAATTTAATAAGTTATCATCATCTAAAATATTATAAGAAATTTTTTTTTTATTTAATTCATAAACTCCAATCTGAAGAACTTTGCGATTATTTTTTAGTAAATAAATAGGAAAATAAATTATATTTTTTTTTAAAAATTTATTTATTGGTTCTCCAATAGTTATGAGAACATCAACACCAAAAATTTCAATTTGATATATTTCTTTAGAAGAATTTTTATCAGAATCTTCTACTTTCATTGTTTCATTATAATTTACAGATGAATCTAATCTTGATACTACCATTATTCTTATTATAACAAAATAATATAATAAGAATTATTTATTTTTCTAAATTTTCTAAAATATCACTTGGATATTCCATATTTTTTAAAATTTGTAAACCACATTTAACACGTGATATTCCGTTTGATAATTTATAAGTATAATTAATATCTTTTGTTTCTTCATTTATAATTGTTTCCATGTGGCAATTATTTATTTTAGAATATTCTTTTATTTTTTCACACAAATTAACATAATGTGTTGTCAAAGAAAAAGATACATTATCTAATGATGAAATATATTTTATAAATGCATTAGCACTTATAATAGCTTCTTCTGGATTAGTTCCTGAATATAATTCATCAAATATACAGAAATGTGTTTCATCAGAATCATTATTATTTATAAAATCAAGAATATTTTTACATCTTCTTGCTTCTGCTTGAAATAAACTATCACGTCCTGATGTATCAGGAATATTTAAATAGCAATGAAAATAATCATAAGGAATAAAATATAATTTTTTAAAACATCCATAACCAATTTGTTGAGATAATAAAATATTTAAAAATAAAGATTTAATAAAAGTAGTTTTTCCAGAAGCATTAGGTCCTGTTAAAATTATATTTTTATTCAAGTTACAATTATTTTTTATAATTATTTCTTGTGAATTAATAAATTTTGGATAAAATATATTTTCTGCAGAAAATTTTATTTTTTTATTATCATTTTTATTACTATTTTCATCAATATTTTCATTAATATTATTAGAATTATTTTTATTAATATTTTTATTTTCTTGTTTTTTTTCTTGTTCTTTTTCTTGTTCTTGTTCCTCATCATCAATATTTTTATTTTTTTTAATATTTTTAGAAATATATTTTGCTTTATGAAGTTTATTATTTATAACATGTTCATTAATATTTAATAAATTACATAAGTATCCATTAAATCCAAAAGAATAAATAAATAATTCATCATATATATTATCATCATATAATTTATAAAATGTTGTCATTATATTTCCAAGTTCGGTAAGTTTATTATAATTTAATTCAAATGAAGTTATATTTTCTAAATCTTGATAAATAATTCTTAATTGTTTTTCTTTATCTTGTAATTCTTTTGTAAATTTTTCATATGTATTATATGATTGTGATAGAGAAGAAAAGTATTTCATATTTAATATTGTATTATTAATATATGTTTTGAATGTTAATAAATAATTATGAATTTTTTTCACATTGGAATAAAATCTTATACAACTTAATATATTTTGATAAATAGAAAAACAATAAAAAAATGCTGATAATACTAAATATATTTTTTTTGTACTATCAGAACTTTCAAAATTAGTGAAAAGACTTCCGATAGATGTTTGTTGAACTAATGGTTTAAGAATATTAACATATTCATTCAAATTAAATTCATTTCCTTGAAGTTTAATAAGGACAACAGGTAAAATTAAAATTAATATTGGTATACATAATGATATCATAGGAGATAAAATATTATAAATACTGCTAAATGCCATAACAATAGGATTTTTATTAAATTTTTTAGCAAAATTAAAATCAAAATAAAAATATTTTTCGTGAAATCCAGTTTCTTTTTTAATTTCTTCATAATGATTAAGTGCTAAGTCAACATTATTATCATGTATGATATTTTTATTATCTATACCAAATATGAGTTGCTGTGTTTGTTCAAGATATTCAGTATCAGTTGTATAATATTTCGTCATTTTTCTCATAGATAGTTTAGCAGGATAATTATTTGTTAAAAATATATTTTCATAAATTGGAATTTCACTATTATCTATTGAATCAACTAATTCTAATGTTTCTATAATATTTTCATCAATAATGCGTGTTTTTGAATTATATTGAATTGGATTTTTAAAATTATAATTTCTTTCAAGATAAGAGTTTAAAATATTTTTTTTTATATTTTCATTATTTTTATTTTTATTATTTTTATCTATTTTATTTTCATTATTTTCATTATTTTCATTATTTTCATTATTTTCATTATTTTCATTATTTTCATTATTTTCATTATTTTTATTATTTTTATTATTTTCATTATTTTCATCTATTTTATTTTCATTAGTTTCATTCATTTATAAAATAAAATATATTATTATATTTTATTTTACGAATATTTTATTATTTTATTTTATTTTATTTTATTTTATTTTATTTTATTTTATTTCATTTTATTTTATTTTATTTTATTTTATTTTATTTTATTTTATTTTATAAATATTTTTATTATAATACAATTTTAATTGTAGTCTACTGGGTCCTTTAGTACAGATATACCTTATATTACATTTTAAAATTATTTGGAAATTCTTGAATTTCAGTAGAATAATAATTTTCTATTTCTTTCATTTTCTGTATATCTCGTGAAGTTACTAAATTTATTCCACAACCTTTTCTTCCAAATCTTCCACTTCTTCCTATACGATGTAAATATGTATGTATATTTTTTGGAACATCAAAATTAATTACAATACTAACTTGTTGTATATCTATTCCTCTTGCTGTGATATCTGATGAGATTAATACACGACTAGAACCACATTTAAATTCATTAAACGATTCTTGTCTTTCATTTTTATCCATATTGCTATGAATACAACTAACTGGAAAATTATCATCTTTCATAGAATTATATAATTCAATTACACGATTGACACTATTACAATATATTATACATTGTGACACTGATATTAAATGATATATATCTTTTAATGTTAAATATTTTTCTTTATCATTATTAATAGCAATATAAAATTGTTTAATTCCTTCAAGTGTCAAACTTTCTGCCTTAACAATAATATTTATTGGATTTTGCATAAATTTATAAGTAATTTCACAAATATTTGATGGTAATGTAGCACTAAATAATGCTATTTGAGTACGCAAATTTAATTGTGAAATTATATTTTTTATTTGTTCTAAAAATCCTTGAGATAGCATTTCATCTGCTTCATCTATTACTAATATTTTAATTTTTCTTCCATCAATATATTGTCTTCGTATCATATCATTAACACGTCCAGGACATCCTACAACAATATGTGGTGGATTAAATTTTATATCATCAAGATCCTTTAAGATAGATGTTCCACCAATAATAGTTTTAATTCTTATATTTGTCATCATACATGAAATTGATTGAAAAACATTTGTAATTTGTGTTGCTAATTCTCTTGTAGGAGCTAATATAATTGCTTGTGTATATTCATATCCAGTATTAATATGTGATAAAGTACCAATAGTAAATGAAGCTGTTTTACCAGTTCCAGACTGAGCTTGAGCAATAATATCTCTTCCCTTACAAATGGATATAATAGATTTAGATTGTATTGGACTTGGAATTTCAAATCCATAAGAATAAATTCCTCTTAATATTTTAGGGTCTATATCTAATTCATCCCATTTGGAAAAAGTTTCTAATTCTAAAGTATTTAAATTATCTGAAATATCTGAAATATTTGAAATATCTGAAATCATTGTATATTTAGTAAATTATTTTTTATATTAATCTTTCTGTAAATATAAAAAATGTATGTGTTCTTTAAATATAAAAAATATAAAATAAAAAAATTGATTAAATAATAAATATTTATTTATTCAACATATTATAACAATGATAGCAGTATCTTCAAGAAAATATACTCTTCCAGAAATTCACCAAATTGCTACTAATGGATTTCAATTAACTTTATCTCCTGAAGTTGTAGCAACATTAAATCGTATTTCAAATGAATTATCTGGAGAACAATTAATTAGAAACCCAGTATTCAATTCACAAACAATTTCTTATATGAATAATCATACACAATCTAAAATAAATTCAAATAGAAATAAAAATAAAAAAGTGCGTGAAGCTTCAGATGAAGAATGGAAAGCTCAACCATTTAAATCAACTAAAATAGAGCATAAAGTTGGAATCGACGGAAATATTGATAAGATAAGATTATATTTAAATAAAATTTCAGATAAGACATTTTTACAAATGAGAGAAAATATTTTATCAGAATTGATGATTATTTATGAAAATGAATTAACAAGTGAACAAAATAATAAAATATGTGATACGATATATGATTTCTCATCATCAAATAAATTTTATTCAATTATCTTTGCTGATTTATACTCAGAATTAGCTACAATATATCAGTCTATTCGTATTCATTTTGAAAATAAAACAACTTTCGAAAATATGATTGATATTTATAATAATATTCAATATGTTGATTCAAATGAAAATTATGATTTATATTGTGATAATATTAAAATAAATGAAAAACGAAGAAGCATGACACAATTTTATATTAATTTATGTAAAAATAGTCTTATATCTAAAGAGAAAATTGTAAAAGTTTTAGTTGAATTATTAAAAAAAGTTTTACAAAAAATTAAAGAACCAAATAATAAAGATGAAGTGGATGAATTAGTAGAAAATATCATAATCTTATATAATAGAGATATTTTAGATGAAATTAATGAAGATGATGATGAATATATGTTTGATGATGAAAATATTACAGATGTAATTGAAAGATTAGCTAATTCAAAGGCAAAAGATTATAAAAGTTTATCAAATAAAACTATTTTCAAATTTATGGATTTGATTGATGCTTAATTTTTATACTAGGTTCTTTAGAAAAGTTAAATATTGCAAAATTATTATATACTTTTTTATTTAAATATTATTTAAAAAATGTACTCTATAGCAAAATATTAAATGAAAGAAAAAATATTTATTAGTATTATTGGTGGTATTACAATAATTTCTAGTTATATTCCAATATATAATTATTATATATTACCTATTAGTAGACATAAAGAAATAATGAATAAAATAGATGGTTTTGATGAACGATTAAAAAAATTAGAAAAATAAGCATTTTAAATGAAAAAATATTTTTAAGAAAAGTATAAAAAAATGATATCTAGTAAACAAATAATATAATTGAGATTTTATATTAAATATTATACTGTCATTTTTAAAAAAAAAAAAAAAATGTACTGTATAGAAAAATATAAAATGAATATTACTATGGATGTATTAGATGTAAATTTTTTTAATGATGACACATATGAAAAATATTCTGTTAAAGATTTACATAAAATTTGTGACTATTATGGAATAACAAAAATTTCAAAATATAAAAAAATGGAACTAATTAATTTAATTTTGACATTTGAAAATGATGATAATAATAATTATATTACATGCAAAAGAAAAATAATGTGGACATTAATGAAAGAATTATATAATGATGATAAAATGAAAAAATATGTATTATGGAATTGATAAAAAATAAAAAGTTCCAGCTATTAAATATTATATTTATATTTTTTACATATTTAATTTTGTATGAATTAAATTAATATTTCTATAAATTAAATTAATATTTCTATAAATTAAATTAATATTTCTATAAATTAAATTAATATTTCTATAAATTAAATTAATATTTCTATAAATTAAATTAATATTTTATAAATTAATTTAATTTAAAATTATTTTTTTTTTAATTTGATTCATTTATAAACTCACTATTTCTTATAAATCCAAATTTAGATCAAGTATATTTTTATTAGAATTTGGTCTTCTTCTACTTTTCTTTGGTACATTAAAATCTCCCTCAATATTTTTAATATCATCTACACTAATTCTACTACTATCATTAAAATTATCAGCATTATAATCCATTGTACTCAATGATGTTAATTGAATTGTTGGTGGAGATTCTTCTCTGAATGTTTGTGTTGGTTGTTGTTGTTGTGTAGGTTTCTTTGGTAAAGGAGGTGCATCATTTACACTAATCTTTTTTGTTTTTAATCCAGATAAAATTTCTGATAAATCACTTGGTCCTTTCATATCACTTGTAGGGCCTTTCATTTCCTTTCTTGTACTACGTTCAAATACTCCTGCATTGCTTTCACGAATATCAATGCCATCATTAGAATCAGCAAATACACCACGAGCCATTGAAATATCTGGTCTAACTTGTTCTCTTAAATTTTGTTGATAACTTTTAGTTTGAAGTGGTGATGGAGGTCTTTGAGCTTGACTCATTCCTGACATAAAATTTGATAATCCTGGACTTGAATTATTCATCGAATTAACAGCTGCATTCTGAAATTGTCTCATTAAATCAGGATTTTGTCTCAAAATATCATCTACACCTGGAAGAGATGACTTAAACATACTATTTGTCATATGAACCATGACTGCACTTCCACCTAATTGAAATAACAATTGTAATTCAGGTGAAATATTTGCTTTGCTTTTCCATTTATCGTGTAATGCGGCAAAAATCTCATCATAATCAGTAATATTTTCTTGAACTTGTTCTCCCCATCCTTCTAAATTAATATCAAATGGGTCAAACTTTTGATTCAAAAATTCAATACCATTGATAATTGTCATCAACATATTAGCTTGAAATTTAATTGAATTTTGTTTACTTTTGTCATCCATTATCATTTCATATTCACCCTTCATTTCATCTAAATTTGAATCCATATCATATTTTTTTGTCAATTGTACTCCTTTTTTTTCGAGTGCTTCAAACTTTCTTAAATATTTTACTTTTTCTTTTAATATTTCAGTTGCAGACATTTTTGGAATATTTGGCATTTGTACTTCTGGAGCAATTGGAATATCGTTAAATTTTCCATATCCATCCCACGTTTTATCTGTTGTATCTAAGTTAATAGTAGATTCTCCTAAACTATTATTATTAAATCTAACATGAGAAGAATTATCAAAATTCTCAATATTAATAGGTTCATTTACTAAATTATTTAAGTCATTTTCTAAATCAGTTATATCATCAAATTCTACATTATTAGATATTTTATTTTCTGGTCGTTTATCATTCATAAGTAATTCAATACCACTTCCAAAATTAGATGATTTTTTAGATTTATTCCAGTCATCATTGAAATCCATAGAAATATCTATAATATCGTTCATTTATGAATTAATGAGAACATTTAATTCTAAGTTTTACGAATTATAAATATATTATTTATATTTTTATTTAAATTAAAATTAAATTAAAATTACGAATAATTAATTTCTTCAAATAATATTGTAATATATCCATCTCCTTCTGAATATAATTTCTTACATGTCATTTCTACTATTTGACAATCATCTACATATAATTTATCATTTAAAGCATCTAAAATAAATTTAACCATATTGTCTAAATCTTTATTATTTGTATTATATTTTGGCGCTACATCTTTTAATATATGTGAATTTTTACCTGTTTTATAATGACTTTTAGGTCTCTTACAATAAAAATTTAAATTACATTTTATTGGTTTTGTCATTTTTTCTGATGGAATATTATCAATCATTTTAATAAATTCATCTTTATCTTTTTTTGAAGGATCATATGTACCACCAGTTAAACGATGACGATGTCTCTTTAAACTTACAGGTTCAAATTCTATTCTTTTTTCAAAAATCATTTTTATTTAATATTATATTTATTTTATAATTTATATTTATATTTATATTCGTTTGCTTTAATACTTCATTTATATTTTCCATATATTTGTTGGTATTGATGGAGAGATCATTCTACTTTTAAATTGTTCTTTTTCTAAATAAGAATTTCTTAAATCTGTATTTGGATGAGATACTTTAGATATTCTATTGTCATGCGTCGAAGTATATAAAAATGGTGTTTTGTCTGCTTCAATGTTATTCAATAATGAATATGGATTATTTCCTGAACTATTTATTGCTTGATATGTATTATATTTCATTATATCATTAGCATTATTTTGTAAATATTGCCTATAAGCCCAATTGCTATTCATAGAACCAGAATTTTTTTGGAGATTTGTATTAACTACACTTTCCGCTTGATAAACTATATTTTTAGTTGGAATTGTATAATAACTCATTATTATACAATTAGAATATATTTATATTAAATTTATAATATTTCCTCAACATCCACTAAAGATGAAGAATTAACAATTTCATCATCTTTAAATTCATTTTCTTTAAAATCATTATTATATTCATTTCTAACTATTTCTTTACATTCATTCTTTTTTAATTCTTCCATTGCTCGCAATATTTCTGGTTTTTTCATTTTTGAAGCATCTACATTTATATTATTTTCAATAATATATTTTCTTAAATCTGTTAAATTCATTTTTTTATAATCTCCATCTCCCATATTTTTTCTGCTTTCTCTTTTTTTTGGTTTAAAATTTAATTCTTTTGGCTCACATAATTCATTTATATTGTCTTCTACTTCTGGTTTTAATTCTTCTACTTCTGGTTTTAATTCTTCTACTTCTGGTTTTAATTCTTCTACTTCTGGGTTTAATTCTTCTACTACTGGTTTTAATTCTTCTACTACTGATGATAGGTCATTAGATTGTATTTCTACATTAGAAATTTCATCTAATAATAATACATGAATATCTTCTAAATCATCTAATTTTAATGACATATGAACATTTTTTATTTTACAATTATCAAAATTTACATCTATATCTTCTTCATCATCACTATAAGTTTCATATGAAGTTGTTGTATTATCATCTGAAGATACTTCAATGAGAGATGATGGTGACGGTGGATAATAAAAATTTTTAAAATTTTCAGGTAAAATATTTATTTCTTTTTTAATTTCTCTAGAACTTATAACTGTATCATGTTCTTTACGTATAGAATTAATTACATCATGTATTTGATTAATTTTATCATTTAATTTATAGTAAGTATGAATACAATAAATATTCAAAATAATTAGTAATAGTAAAAATAGAAATAATGCTGAACTAAATATACCTAAAAATTCCATATTAAAACTCATATTAAAAATAAAGAATATAATTTAAAAAAATTTACAACGAATTATTTATAACTTAGTCATTATTTACTTATTTTATCTTTATATTCTTTTTATAAATATATATTAACATGGAATATCTTAAAAAACAACAAGCTAAAAATATAAAGAAAAATACTAATAATATTTCACAATATAAATTAAAATCAAATGATATTATTATATATAATGGAAATTCAAATAAAAATTATATTAACTATAATGGAAAATTAATGCGAACATTTAATTCTAACAATATATTTATTTATTTAAATAATTTATCATCATATAATTATTCAATAATTAAAAAAATAATAGATGAACATACAAGTAATATAAATATTTTAATTAATAAAGAAACATATTATAAAATAAAATATAATTTATATTGTTCAGATGATAAAGAAATTAATATATATACAAGAAAATGTATAAATAAATGTCCAAAAAATTATCAACGTAATTTTTATGATAGAAATTTTAAATGTACAAGAAAAAATATTAAATATACAATTTTAGATGATAAAAATAAAAAAAATAAAATTATAGATAATAAAATTATAGATAATAAAAATATAAATTATAAAAATATAAATTATAAAAATATGAATTATAAAAATAAAAAAAATAAAATTATAGATAATAAAAATAAAAAAACTAAAAAATGTCCTTCTAATTATGAAATAAATCCTTTTACTAAAGCATGTACGAGTAAATGTCCTTCAGGATATATAAGAAATTTAAAATTTAATTGTATTTCTAAAAAAGATGTATTATAATTTTTTTATATTTTTCATACTATATTTTTTTGTATTAATTGCATCTATTATTTTATTTTTCATAGTTCCTCCAGTTTTTTTATCTTTTTTATTTTTATTTTTTTCTGAACATCCAATTCCAAAAACTTCACAATATTCATTTTTTAAATCATTGAAAGATTTTTTACATTTATAATTTTGTTTATCTATAATACTTGGATTATCTCCAGGATAAAGTACTAAATCTACTATAATTCCATAAACTTTTTTATTTTTTTCTTTTTCTAAATTTATTGAATTTTGTAATCTATTAAATTCACTTTTATATTTAATTATTTCATTATCAATATATTTTATTTGTGTATTATTTTTGATTTTATCTTTTTCATATTCTTTTTTTAACTGATTATTTTTATTTATAATTTGTTCGTAATATTCAAGTAATTTATTATTATTATTTTTTATTTTATTTTCTTTATTTTCTATTTCACTTTTTATTTTATTTTTTTCTTCTTGTGAAATATTTTTATTATTATATTCATTTTGTTTTACTCTAATTTCATTATTAAGTCTATTACTATAATTTTTATTTGCTCTTATTTTTGAAAATTCAATATTTATATCTGAATTTATTTGATCTTCAATTGGTCCACCTCCTGATAAAGGTTCTGTTACTGGTACTAATATTTCTGATGAAGATTCTATTAGTGGTGGTGCTGATGAAGGCTCTATTAGTGGTGGTGCTGATGAAGATTCTATTAGTGGTGGTGCTGATGAAGGCTCTATTAGTGGTGGTGCTGATGAAGATTCTATTAGTGGTGGTGCTGATGAAGGCTCTATTGATGGTTCTATAAGTGGTTCTTTATAGCAATATTGACTCATTTTTAATACTTCTGGTAATTGTTCACAATTCATTGCTATATTTTCACCATATTTAATTAATTTGTAGTGTTCATCATTTTTATAAAGAATAATACTATAAGGTTGATTATTATATTTCGTTATATTTTTAAAAGTAGGTTGTTTTTCATTTATAGAAGTATAAACATAAAACATACAATTAAATATTTGTGAAACTATATTTATTATAAAATCATTTAATACATAATTTTCATTTGTTTTCAAATAATTAAATATTTTTATATCATCTACATCATCGTACATTTTTTTTAATATTTTAATTTCAGAATTTACTTTCGTAAATAAACTTATAAAATAATCGCGATTTTTTTCTTTTTTAATTCTATAATATTCAACTTTAAATTCAATACTATCTATGATAATATTTCGTAAATTATTAATACTATCAGAATCATATTCTACTGGAGAGTCCGATATTTCAATATTACTAGCATTAATGAATGATTGAATTATATCTCTATCATATAATGGATAATCGTTAATTTCTAAATTTATCTTATTTTTTAAAGCATATAATAAACAATGTAAAAAACAATTTCTATCATTTTTCACATTAATTAAATTATATTCTTTAATAATTGTATCATCTTTTATATTCATACTATTAGTAATTTTTTCATTTAATTCTATATATAATGATTTTAATGAATATGAATTATTATAATTGCTTTCAACTAATATACTCATTAATTTATTTTTTCTGAATATTTGTATATTTTCATTATTTTTATAAAAATTTTGTAATTTAAATAATGAATCAAGTATTTCTAAAAATGTTGTTTGTTTATTATTAATGATTAAATCATATTTATTCTGATTAATTGTTGATTTTATAGAAAAATAACTTTTTATTATTTTTTCTTTTATAAAAAATTGTTTATCTGGATAATCTTTGGTAAAAAATTTTATATTAATTGCTAGCCACCAAAAAAAACCGTATAAATAATAATTATATATCAATTTATTACACTCATATGAATATTTTAAATTATATAATTTTTCACATAATTCTTTTATTTCTTTTAGTTTGTCTAAATTTTTTAATTCTTCATTATTTTTTTTTTCATTCATATCATTAAAAATTTTTAATAATGAATTTTTCAGAGTTTCATTTATTTGTTCCATTTCTTCTTTTATTTCATCGCATAAATAATAATAATTATAACATGTTTTTAAAAATATTAATTCAAATTTTAAAAAAATAGAATATAATTCATCATTATTTTTTATTTCATCATATTTTTTTTTTAAATTTTTATTATATTTTTCATTATCAATTATATTTTTTTTAATTATTATTTTTTCAATTATAGTTTCAATATTTTTATCATCAATATCAAATTTATTATATATTAATTGATTATCAGATATTAAAGGAAAATTATAAAAATTATTATCTATAACTGATGAAGAAAATAATATATAAAAAATGTCAATAAATTTTTTATCATCATTCGATACAATAAAAATATTTTCTGGCAATTTTAATAAATCTTGTAATTCTATTATTGCAACTGGTATATATAATAATTTTTCATTTGCTATTGATATTAATGATTTATTAGAAAAAAAATATATTAAATTATCATGTTCTTTTTCTTCAAAAATTATTTCATTTTTATTAGAAAAAAAATTTATATTTATAAATTCTATTTTATCTAAAGGTTTAATAACAGTATATATGTAATTTTCTGTAATAAATTCTTTTTTTAATTCATCGTTATTTAATATTTTATAATCAAAATTTATAGATTCTTTTATATTTTTTATAAAATTTTCTGGAATATTATATGAACTTATTTTTTTTTTTGAAATATTTTTTATTTTATCTATTTTATCTATTTCTCTTGATGTCTTTTTTACCCATTTTCCAGGTTCCCATTTAGCATCTATTATAGTATAAATTTTACCATTATTTAATTTTATTTTACTATTAATTGGAAAACTTTTCTTTATTGTTAATAAAATATTATTATCAACTATTCCAATTTTATTATCATCGGAACTTTCAGCATTATAAATATTATTTGATGATTGAGAATTAAACCTATCAAGTAACGAACTAAATGTATTTTTATCTTTAAACAAACTAATATTAACATCATTCATTTTATCTTCTTCATATCGTTTTAAAGGATTGAAATTAAGAATTGATGATTTATTATAATAATTAATTAAATCTTTATCAGATAAATTTGGATTAACATATATGATTAATTTATCTGGTATTTCATTAAGATCATTTGTCATAGGAGTAGTTTTAAGTTCACTTATCGTTTTAATTACCTTATTAATATTAATGTCAATTGTTTCATCTTTATTTTTAATAGCATTAGTTATGTTTTGAATATATTTTTTATTTTCGTCATTAAATTTATTTAAAATTGTTAATTTAAAAGAAATATCGTCTAATATTTTTAGTGGTACATCAATATTATTTTTATTATTTCTTTTATTAAGTATTGATTTATATATTTTATATGATACACATGATTTAATAATTTTATTATTATTTTTAGCATCATTTAAATTATCATCTGTTAAATTATTATCAAATAATAAATAAAAATAATATTTTCTAAAAAAATCAAGAAAATAATCATTACATAACATCATTGAAATAATTAAAATATAAAATTCAATACAAAATGGAACTGGAATTGGAGAATAACGTAACATTTTTTTAAATATTTTATTTTTAATTATATTTTTAATTTTATTATTATTATTATTATTTAATTGTTCATAAAATTTATTAATAGAATCATAATCTTCTTCTGTAAAATTATCTTCAAATATACCAATTCTTTTTGAAAATTCAGATATATATCTTATTTTTTTATGTGTGATAGATGAATCTGAAAAATTATGTATTTTTATTTTAAAATTTGTTTGTATTATTCCACTTAGTCCACCTCCGGTTGTTGATGATGGTTCGGAAAATGGTCCTCCTGTTGTAGTTGTCGTTGGACCTCCAGTTGTTGATAATGGTTCGGATGTTGTAGTTGTTGTTGGACTTCCAGTTGTTGATAATGGTTCGGATGTTGTAGTTGTCGATGATGGTTCGGATGTTGTAGTTGTCGTTGGACTTCCAGTTGTCTCTGATGAACTTTCTGTTGCTAATTCTAAAGTTATTTTTTCACGTGATATATATTCATTATTTATATCAACTATTATATTGTGAGCAGTTAATTTTCCATGATTAAAATCTTTATTTTCAAGTTTTTCAAATGCATTTAATAATTGAGATAAAATAAAAAAACATTTAACATCATTATTATTTATTTGTTTATCTTCATAAACAATTGTTATATCATTCAAATTTAAATTAGCAAGTGTAATATTTATAGAAACTTTATCATTTATGATGTATCCATCCATATTATTTCCAGAATTCATTATCAATAAATTTTCAATTTTTAGTGAATTTTGTGTTAAATTATATATTATATCTTCAATTAGCGTTTTATTGATAAATTTAGATGAAACTATATATTTTTCATATTTATTTGTTTTATTTAAAGAATGATTTTTGGGTGGATATTTTTTAGAAATTTTACTAAAAATTTCATCAGTATTATCACATTGTTTTAATTTAACATCTAAAGAAATATTTTTATTTTTTGTTAATAATTTTATGTTATTATTTATTTTAACTAAATGTGTTTCATCATTAGACCAAGAACTAAAGTTATAATTAAATAATTCATATATTTCCTTTTTTTTATCATTTCCACTATTTTCAAAAATAATATTTTTTTGAAATGAATTTTTTATTTTATCTTCTATTCCATTAGATGAATCGCTTTCATCTGATAACATTTATATAATACAAATATAATAAAATTGTATATATACTTTATAAATTATTATTAGATGTTTCCAAATAACTTCCAAATAATGTAAAATTTTTAATTTGTTCCATTCTTTCCTTATTTTTTCGTGCCTTTTCTAAAATAGCAATAGCATCACTTACTTCTTTATCTGTAACAATGCCATCATTGTTAGCATCAACTAGTTTATGTAATAATCTATATTTATGTGGAACTACACACATTGTACTTTCTTCATTAAATAAATGATCCGATAATATAGTAAATACAGCAGTTAAAACTAAAGCAGTATAAATATCACGAGTACCCATCCATGCCATAGAAAAAACCATTAATTGTTTAGTAACATTTATTTTTAAATATTCTTCTGTTGATTTGCTAAATTGTATAGTAACAAATTTAGAACATACATTAAGTATAATCATAATTACACCAGCAAAAAATTTACTATTATTAAGATACATTATATGAGTATTTAAATAGTTAAAAATATCTAAAAATACATTTGACATTATATAATTAATGTATAAAAATATAATTAACACATAAAAATATGATTAATCTACAAAATATTATATTTCATATTTAGTAGGAAGAGAAGCGACATAAGAAGTAGAAGAATTGCATTTTATATTTTATATTTTATATTTTATATTTTATATTTTATATTTTATATTTTATATTTTATAAATGTTATATTAATTTATAAAATAATTTATCTAAATATTTGATCTAATTTATTGACATAATAATCTGTCATCTTTGATGAGCTAGTAAAATTATTTCTTACTTTTCGTGCAATTGGATGAATTTGTCGTTTAACGTATCCTTTCATACTTCCACTAATCATTCCTTCTTTTTTACAATCACAACCACAATTCTTCAGTGATTTAGTATTCATGTAACATATTATTATTAAAAATATTATAAATAAAAATAAAAAACTATACAACTTTATATTCATTTTATATATATTATTATTGTAAAATAATTATCTACTATTAAATGGTTCAACATCTTCAGTTGATTTAAACATTTTTTTGCTTAATGGAAAACTATTAGAATCTTTAGAAGCAATTGAATCACGAATATCTTGAATATCTACTCCATTAGAATTATTAGATGTTGAAATAATAATTTTATTTTTATTTTTTTCTTCAGAATCTTTAATATTTTGTTTTACCATTTCACTATTTTTCATTTCATTATTTTTCATTTCATTATTTTTCATTTCATTATTTTTCATTTTATTATTTTTCATTTCACTATTTTTAATTTTACCATTTTTTTTTATTTCACCAATCGTATTATTAGTAATAATTTTATCTTCAGATATCATACCTTCAATTACATATCTATATTTATCTAATATTACAAAATAAATAAAAATTGTGAGTAAACCTAAAATAATATTAGTAGATGAAAAAAATACGATGATAATTAGTATAATAAGTTTTCCAATAAAGGATTTATTTAAATTATATATTAATTCAGGATTAATCCATAAAATAATAACCATTAAAATGAAAGCAGTAGTTGATTTATCCATTTTCATAAATACCATTCTTATAATTTAATAAAATATAATTTTATTTACAAGTTCTTAAATAATTATCTTATTTTTTATTAAGAAGAATGAATTTGGCATTTACAGCACAACCATTAGAACCATTAGAATCTTTTAGTACAAATGATACTCAGAGTATTGGTCAAAAAAAGAAAATAATGCAACAGCAACAACAGGCATCATTTAACAATAATAAAACAAAAAAACAAATTCGTACATCAGAAACATTCATAGATAATGATAAAGTCAATTCAGTATTAGCATCAATACATAAAGGATTCTCAGATGAAGATGAAGATACATTTGCTAATATTCAACAAACAAATTTTGAAAGACCCTCAGGTAAAAATAAAGTTCCTAAAATAGAAAAAATGACAAATCAGAGTGAAGGAGATGGATTAGTACCAACACCTTTGGAAAAAAGTGAAATAGATTTACAAAAATTAGAAAGTAACTACATGAATGATGAAGAAGTTGAAAAATATTATAAAAATTTAATACCAAATTATAATCATAAAGAATTAAATAATATAAAAAAATATGAGAATCAAAATCAAACTCAAAATTATATAAATGATCCTGTTATTGATAAATTAAATTACATTATTAATTTATTGGAAGAAAATCAAGATCAACGAACTAATAATGTTACTGAAGAAGTTATATTATATTCTTTTTTAGGAGTATTTATAATATTTGTTGTTGATGGATTTACACGTGTTGGTAAATATGTAAGATAATTAAAAAATAAAACCATTCAACATTTTCATCTTTATTATCTCAATTAATTATTAAACATTTGTTTGATTTAAATGGTGAATGAGCAAAATTATAAAAAAAATAAGCTGTCGGAGATTTAAATAAAAAATTTCTATTATTATTTAATAATTGATTATCACTCATATTTTCAATTGATAAAAAATATATATTTTCATTTAAATTTAATAATGAAAATATAGATATTTTAAATCCATCTATAAATTCATTATTATTCAAATATGTTCCATTAATCGAACCAATACATGATAATACTTCTTTATTTTTATCTAAATGAGTACAAGTTTTTTTAAAAATATATGCTGCTATAATTTCAGTATCAACAATTAACATTTTAATAAATATATTTTTACTTTCAATTAAATTATATAAATTACTTATAGTTGGAAAAATATAAATATTCCATTTATGTGAATATTCTTTAATAAAATGATAAAAATAATAAATATTTTGTTTATCACAAGTCAATAATTTTATATTTACATCTAATTTTGATGAATCTATAAAATCAGATATATTATAACAATATGTATCATAACATGTTAAAGGTATTATTCCTGTTAATTCTTCTTCGCGTTTAAATAAACTAACAGATATTTTTTTATTTGAATGACTTTGATTATATTCATGTGTTTGAATAAGTTGAGGAGCAATATTTTTATTTCTATGATATTTATCTACACATAAATAATCAACATAATATAAATCAAAATTTATATTTTCAATAATACATTTTAATGGTCTACTTGAAATAATTCCAATAATTTTATTATTTTCAATTATATTATTATTTTTTAAATCTTGAATTGAATCATTAATCGTATAAATAGACCAATAAAATGAATGATTGTGACCAATAAAATAATTTTTTATATTTTCTATTTTAGGGTAAAAAATATTATTTTTATTTTTTAAATAATTTAATTGTATAAAAGCAGTAATATTTTTCCATTGATTATCTGTCAATGATGTATATGTTTTTATATTATGAAAATTTGTAAATTTATTTTTTTCAGGCAATTCTTGAGATATTATTCCAACATTTCTAATCCAATAATGAAAATCGTAAAAATGAAATACAGGTTGTATAGACCAAAATTTATATTTTAATCTGATGTAAATGAAAAAAAATATTATTGAAAAAATAAAAAAATATAAAATGTATATTCCATAAAATATAATTGAAAACATTTTATTTTATATTTTTTTATATTTTTTTATAATTAACGTCTTACATTATAATATATAAATGCCTTTTATAAAAAATTATAAAGAAGCGATGAATGTATTAAAATCAATAGAAACAGGAAAATGTTCTGGAAGATGTCGTAGAATTTGGATAACAAATTTAAAAAATTCTCTTAAGACAAAAACAAATCCATTAAATTTAACAATGAGTGAAAGAAAAAATATGACTAAAAAGATGAATAGTTTAAAAGGTAAAAGAATTAATATTAATAAAACCCATAAAACCCATAAAACCCAAAAAACCCAAAAAACCCAAACAATAAAAAATAAATATAAAATGAGAGATTCACCACCTTATCCTGCTAATGAAAATTGTAATAAAATAATGGTAGGAAATGATGGAGAAAAATATAAATCAGTACCAAATAAAAATGGTATATGTACTTGGAGAAAAATATAAAATAATATTATATATTATTTTTGATAGAACACCATATAAGCATCTTTGTCCGAGAGGTCTAAGGAGGCAGGCTTAAGATCTGCTGTATGTACAATACGCGTGGGTTCGAACCCCACAGGATGCAATATTTTTTATTTTTTATTTTTTAACTCGGTTTAGTAAAAATATACAAATATTGATATTCATATTGACAATTAATTAAATCAACAATTCCCTCAGATATAAATCCAACATTTTGTATTTCATTTATTATTTCTTCCTTTTCAGGCATATATAAAATATGCTCATTTTTACGTGACTTACTTCCATCATCCATTCTAAAATTTTCATTAAATTTTGCTATATCTTGTTTTTCATCTAAATCAAATTTAGCATTATAAGAAAATCCATCAAATTTTACTTTTGTTGTAGTTATTCTTTCTTTTGCGTATCTTTGAGGTGAAATCATCAACAATGGATTTCCTGGAGGTAATATAGGGTCAAACATTTTTCTATCTACTAAATGAACTATAAAATATCCTCCTGGCATTAACCACTTATATATATTTTCAAATAATTGTCTTTTGTTTGGAAAATAATAAAGTGTAAAATACAAACATGTTATATGTGTAAAAGTATTTGAATTAAATTTATCTCCATTTGAAGCATCAGCAACTTTAAAATCATAATCAGGATATTTTTCTTTTGCCTTTTTAATCATAGATGGAGATATATCAATTCCTAATACCTCATATCCTTTACTTCCAAAATTAACTACTTGATTTCCAGTTCCACAACCAATATCTAATATTTTACTAGAATTACTTGGAGTAGTTTTATTTATAATTTCTCCAACTTCATAATCATCTTTATAATTATTAAAAACTAAATAATCATACACTTCAGCATAAAAATCATCATAAACATCATTACCTGTTTTAAATAAAAATTGGTCTTTTTGTTCAAATCCTTCAATCTTAGTTGATTTTACATTTTTAAAAGCTAATACAACAATAAATAAAAAGGCTAAAAATAATAAAATTTTTGTCCAATTTGTTGATTTTTTGTATGTTTTTATAATTTGTTTAAACATTTATATTATATATACATATAGTTTTAAGAAAAGTACGACAAAATATAAAATAAATATACTACAATTAAAAAAATAAAAAATATAATAAATTATTTAAAAAAATATTTTTTATATTAATTATTATTTAAAAATCAATATAAAATTTTATTTATTTCATATACTAAAATGGAAGAACTTAACATTTGTATTCTAAAAAAACAAATTTATTGTGAATTTAACAATTCATTCATTACATATAATCCAATGAATGACGAATTATTTATTCAATATGTAACTAATTTGACAAATTTCTACAAGGAATAAACTAATGATACTTATTCTACATCAATTAATTTATTACAAAATATTCAAGATGATTATTACAATAATTTTCATATTACAAGATTAAAACCTATAATTGGAAAAATAAATAATATAGATGTTTTATTAGATTTATTATCATTTTTTGTTGGTAGAACTAACTCTAGAAAATTTATTTATGTTTAATTAAAAATTAATTCATTTTATATTTTGTTTTTTATTTTCATAAATATAAAATGAATACTAATGAAATTAATGATATTCGGCTTCAAAATGAATTTAAAGGAATAACATTTTCTCAATATAAAAAATCAGATGTAAAAAAAGAACTTATACAAAATTTAAAAAAATCTAAAATTGAAAATTCTTGTTATTGGAGTGCTGAATTTATATGTGCTGGACATTATGTTGATTTATGGGATATCATTATTGAATTTTTTAGTAAATATATTCATATTGGAAATCCAAAAATTATTACATATTTAGAACTTCGTATTCAATTATTTAAAAATATATTAAATAATGGATACACTGATATGGAACTTCAATTACGAAATAATATTAAAATTAGAAAACTTTTTGCTGAAGTTATTTGTGTATTATGTGAAGCAAAAAAACGACATGAATATAATGAAATTAAAATCAAATCTGAAGATTTTGATTTAACTTATATGACTGAAAGATTTCAAGCACCAGATATTTCTTATGCTGATAATATATTTTTAAAAGAAGATCCTAAAGAATTATTTATTCCTGCTAATGAATTTGCATATAATATTTCTGAGGAAGGACATAATAGTGTAAATGCTTGCTATTGGATGGAATGGTTTATTCAATTTGAACAAATATGTAAATTACGAAGAGAAAAATGTAAATGTGAACGTAGAATATTTACTAATGTTGATAGCAAATTTCAAATGGAAATTATATGGATTTTATGGGATATATTTTTACATGAAGCAACTAAAAGAAATATATTAGTTCAAAAATTAGTTAAAAGCGCATTAAATATATTTTGTCTTAAATTTTCTACAAATTGTCATAAAAAAAGAAGATATATTATGTATTTTGTTATTGAATTATTTACTGAAAAATTTCCTTTAGATGATAAAATTATTAAAGATAAAGAAAAAATACAAGTTGTTATGGATAATATCAATATTATTTATAAACAAATTAAAAAAAATGAACATTCACCAAATACCGAATATTTATATAATAACTTAAAAACAACTAATTTACAACAATCTATAATTAAATTAGAAAAAATGAAGTCTATTTCAGAAGAATTCATACCTCGTTTAGAAATTGAAGAACAAACAAATATTATTTAAGAAAATTACTTTAACATCATACTTTTTATACTTTTCTTAAAAATATATTAAAATACTCTTCTTAAAAATATATTAAAATACTTTTCTTAAAAATATATTAAAATACTTTTTTATACTTTTCTTAAAATATATATATATAATATGGCATGTGATGGACAAACATACATTCCAAATCCACCTCGTTTATGGAATCGTGTTCAATTACCTTGTTACAGTTATAATTTATCACCTGCAGAATATGAAAAATATTTAATGATGAAAAAAGGAAATGTACTACAATATAAAAAAAATTCATCTTCTTTAACAAAAAAACAAATTTATTCTCTAATAGCTCAAGGAAAATGGACAAATGGAAATACTACGTGGGCTACACAAAATGAACGTGGATATACAAATCCCAATACTAAAATGCTAAAGAGAAATAATAGTACAAATATAATCATCTCTGGACCAACAATCGTAGAAACTACATTACCAATAACATGTCCATCTGACCCAACTACAACAAATGAGGTAATACCTGAAAATATTCCAAGCGAAGAAGGAGAAAATGAAGGACCTAATCCAGAATTACCACCAGTAGATCCTGAAATAGGAGATGAAGGAACTGTTTTACCTTCTACACCTAATGAAGATACTGCTGATGAACCTGTCGTTGTTTCTGATTCTGGTACATTAATTTGTAATATTATAGAAAATCCTTGTACTTCTTATAGTAAATCAAAACGAGCCAATCAATTTTATCATCCTACTAGTGATTCAAATGTTCCTGGTAAAATAAAATTATTATATTGGAATGAAAACACACAAACATGGTATCCAAGACAACAACGAGTTATGAATACTAGCAATAATAAATGGCCCACTACAAGTGGACCACCTTCAGATCCAACTTACATTGCTGCTACAGGCTACAATAAATAATATTTTATATTTAAAAAAGACATACAAAGTAGCGGAATTGCATTTTATATTTTACAATAACAATAACAGTTATCATATTCAATTAATAATAATATTACTCCAGCACCTATAAAAAATGAGCCAATACTTAAAAATATATTTTCAATATTTTTATTATATAATATTTTATCTAAATTCTTTGAAAAAGATTCATCAGACATTATTTATATTTTTATTATATTTTTTTATTATATTTTTTAATAATATAATATATTTTATTATATAATATATTTTATTATATAATACATTTTATTATATAATACATTTTATTATATAATATATATTTTAAGCCCTCAAATTAGGATTAATACATACATCTTTAGTTGGATAAATTTCGCCACTCATACACATATCATTAACACCAATTTCTGCACAACTTCTTGACAAATTATTAGCACCAATAAAACACCACCCTGTTTTACCACTTTGAATACGACTTTCTGTAGCATCAGGAATTACTTCACCACCTGATTGTGCAGCATCATTCAAAGCTTTTTGTAAGGCATCTTTTTGATATTCTTCAACTTCTTCTTCTACTGGTGAAGCATTTAATTTTGATGATGTAGGATAATTAACTGGTTCTTCTTTTTTATTTTTATTTTTATTATTTTTATTATTATTATTTTTTTTATTTTTTTCGATATCTGACTGAATATCTTTTATGATATCTTCCGTATTTTGTTCATTTGAAGTATTTTCTTTTTCAATTTCTTTTTTCTTTTCTTGTTCCTCATTCGTGTATTTTTTTGTTTCAATATAATTTTTAATATTAGCAATTAATTGATTAACTTCTTTTTCTAAATATGTATATCCTATTATTCCTGCTAATAAAATAATAAGAAAAATTATAACTTTAAATGCCAATGATGAAGTTATTGATTCAGTAGTTGACATTGATGGAGCTGTAAATATATTATTAGAACTTTTTTCAGAAAAAGATAAACTTTCTAAAACGCCTTCAATTGGTTTTAATGTTGTTTCTGATTTTATTGATTGAGACATTTAATATATAATTATAAATTATAAATTTTATTAAAACTCAAGTTATTTTGTTGTGTTTTTTAAAATATATTTTATTATTAAATTTTTTAAAATATATTTATTTTAAAGTTAATAAATAAGTAAATTTATTTAATATTCCTAATATTTCATCACGAATATTTAATAAATCAGAATTTTCAGAAGTTCCAATATTTTTACTATTTGTCATGTTAATTAAATATTTTTTAGCAGTTTCAATATATTTTTTTAATGAAGTTATATTATTAAAATCATCTAATTTTATAGATTTTTTACTAGATAAATTAATTCGTTTTCCATCTTTACCCATTAAAACTTCAACAAATTCATCAATTTTATTATTTAAGTCCCCATATAATTCATCAGTTGCTTTATGTTCAGAATATTTCATTGTTTTCCAATGATATAACTTTATTGTATTTAAAATTTGTAAACATAACATAATAATATTTTCACGAGAATAATTATGATTTGATATATATTTTTTTGTTTTATTTAATTTATTTGTTTGTTTTTTAGTTTTATTACGCATTTTATATATTATTATCAGATAATAATTTGTTTTATATTTTTATTTATTTTGATATGTAGGATTTCCTGTAATTCCATAAAAGAACCAACGCAATGATAAATAATCTGGATTCTTTAATTCAAGTGCACTTCCTTCTCCACCAATCATTGTTGTATTTGGACCCTTCGTAACAATATCATTCATTTCATATATTCCTAAAGCTTTATTAAAGTAAGATAAATTTGAAACATAACCAGAAAATCCTCCATCAGCGCCGACATACACATTTCCATAATTTTGTTTTGGAACACCATGTAATTTATGACTCTTCACTATAGTTCCATTTACATAAACATCAATTACATTATTTTGACAACGAATTATTATATTAACCCATTTCTTAACAGGAATATCAGTTATTAATATTTTTTCATTAATAACGTTAAATGTATTCATTATAACTACTAAATCATTTTTATTTGGGGTTAAGTAAAGACCAGGAGAATTATTAGGAAAATTTAATCCATTTGATTCTACATTATTAGGATTTTCAGAATAATCATTACCTTTGTAAAATACACATCTATATTGATTACGATTATATTCTAAATCATCTAAATATATCCAACAAGACCAAGTAAATTCAATACCTTCAGTAGCATTAATAGAACGATAAATTGTTTTTGAATCTCCAATGTCAGGATCTTGTGGAATTACCAAAAATTCACTTCCACTAATCATTCCATCAACCAATATTGGAGAACCATCATATCCAAAAACTTTACTAATTATCATTAGTCCAATTTTAACTAATATTAGAAAAATTAATAAAGCAATGATAACAATTCCTAATTTTGATAGGAAAGACCCAGAATTATTATTATCTCCTTCAGCCATTATATATAATTATTTGAAATAAAAATTATATTTAATTTATAATTTAAATTGCTATAGTTTAAATTGTTATAGTTTTTTCTTCTGTATCTCCTTCCATTATTGATATTTTAATGCTATATTCTCCAAATAAATTTCCTAATATATTTCCACCATAACCTTCCTTATATATATCCCATGCCTTTTGAGGATTTGTTGATTCTCCCCAATATTTAAATGATGAGGTCCATCCTGAAAATCCTCCATTTGGTGTTATATAAACTGATGCCGACGATTCAATTTTAGGAACTCCAGGTAATACACATGTTTTTACTAATTTTCCATCTAAATATAAATCCATTGTTCGTCCATATGAGGTCATTAAGAAATTACACCATTTTTGTAATGGAACATTTGGAATTCCACAAGTAAATACTGATGGTTTAGGAGTTCCATTCATAGTATTTGTTTCTGTAGGATAAACAGTTATATTAACTACTAAATTATTTACAGATGGAGTGAAAAATACTTTAGGACATAAGACATTATTTCCTATTCTTGCAAATAAAACTTTTTTATCTCCATATCTATAATTCCAATCATCTATATAAAACCATATTGAATAAGTAAAGTTACTGCTAGATTCTCCATCAGGAAGATCTTCCGGACTAATAGTTTGCAAAGTTTCTCCAGATGTCAAATCTGATAATTTATTAGAATCTTTCATAACATAATGAATTAACAATAAGAATAATACAATTATTAAAATAATTAAAATTATTTTTTTAGCTTCCATAATATATTATAGAAACAGAAAATATTTAATCATTTTTATTATCTTTATCTGTTTTTGTAAGTAATTCTTTAAAATAAATCTCAAGTGATTCTCCAAAATTCATTATATTTGTATCTGATTTATTTATCACTGGAGGATTTTTATTTTTAAATATATTATACATTCGATAAATATCAGATTTACTCATTGGAGATTTATAATATATTAAATTACATATATCTCCATTAATACCATCATTTTTTCCAACGGTTAATGCAGTATTAATTATATATGGAACTACATTTATTTTTGATTTAATTAATTTTCCATTTATAAAAATATCTAAAGTTCCACTATGATAATTAATAATTATATTATTCCATCTTTGAAGTAATATTCCTAATTCTTTATGTATTATTATTTCTGTTGGTTCTGTCGTCTCTTCTGTGTCATTTTTAAATCCCTCAAATCTATTTTTACTTAAAAAATGTTCCATTTTTTTCTGTCTTTTTTGATATTGATTCCAACGATTTAATTCTTTTATTGTTAAAGGTTTTTTATTTTCAAAATTTTCTTTATTTTTATTTTTATTTTTATTTTTATCATTATCTATCATATTTTTAGCATTTACACCATTATACATAAAATATAAAGCATTTTCAAGAGGATTATATTTAATCATTAATCCATCTCCTAAACAACAAATATCATATAATTCAGAATTTAATGGCGGAAATGAATCTAAATAAAACCAAAATGATAATCCATATTTATAATCAAATTTATTAAGATTATCTTCATTGTCTTCTGATTGAGTATTATTAAAATTAAATAAATTTTCATAAGAACTTACAAATGTATATTTTGACAATGATATTGGATTATTTATCACTTGTTTACCATCATTTAAAATATATTTTTCATATAAATCTGGAATTATACTAGTTGTTATGGCATTATAGAAAAATATAAAAAATAATAATAATATGATAAATAAAAATTCTGGAATTGTACCAAATTTTTTACTAATAAATGCATTATCAATTCCTAATAAAAATAAACATGGAAGAGCAAATATAGTTTTTTGTAATAATTGAAATACTTTTGATTCTGTCATCTTTGATGACCCAGTTGTAGCAAGTAATAATTTTATTATTCCAGCAATAAATATTATAATTCCTATTATATAAAGTAAAATCATATACCAAGAATTATAATCTACATTACCAGTTATCAATGTTGTTAAAAATATAAATAAAGCAGATATTCCAATTGATAAAACAGCTGTTAATGGATTTTTTATTAAATATTCAAATAAAACACTAAAAATACAAGGAATCACTTTAAAAACAGATTGAATGAAATAAACTATTGAATTATCAACTGAAGCAGATAACAAAGTTTTTATAATAAATTGATAAATCAAATATAATCCAATTATTCCACTTAAAACATTAAATATAATTACACGATAATCTGAAAAATCAGTATAACTTAGTTTTTCTTTTCTGTAAATATATACATAATAAATTATATAACCTATAAAAAAACAAATAGGAAATAAATAATAATATAAAAAATATTCAAAATTAGAGTAAGTTTCCATTGTTACAGTTTTTTCGTCAAAAAAGAATTTTTTTATTCCATAAATAAAATAAATAAATGCTAAAAAAATTAAAATATTAAATAAAAGCATACCATAATTACGATAATTTCCTTCAAATATTTCTTTCATAAAAAATCCAGCTAATAACATAGAAACCAGAATTATTATACCAACTAATAATGCTGCTTTATAACCAGGTGATTTATCTGAAGAATATAATTGGGGAAGTATATTATATAAAACTGACAAAAATAATAAAAATATAAAAATAGAATAAATTATTTTTTTTACTCCTCCATATTGTTTTATTTTTCCATATTGTTTTATTTTTTCAATATTTATATTAACCCCAATATTATATAATGAATATCCTACCATTGCTAATAAAATTAATATACCAATACCTCTTAATATAACATATAAATCAGGAAAAATAATTGATAATCCTATTTCTTTTACAGCATCTATTAAATTTATAAAAAATCTATTACAAAAATTAATTATATAGTAAAATGCAATTTTTATGTATTCCCAAAAGTTTAATAAAAATAAAACTATTCTTTTTATGATAAACATATTTGGAATAAATTTTGTAACAATAGTTACAATAAAAATTATTATTGATATTAATGATAAAATCTGAAATGTCATTATTTTATTTTTGTTATTTACATCAGAAGCTTTAAGAATTACATAAAATATAATAAATAAAGTTGCTGAAACTAAAATAACAATATTAGATGTTGTATCTTTAAAAAAATCTTTAAAACTATCAGAAGTAGTACTCATTATATATATATATATACTTTTATCTTTAGAATAAAGTCCAGTATAGCAAAAATGATTCAATTACATATTTTCCATCGCTGTTTTTTGTCCATGACATTCTCTACAAAGTGCTACTAAATTACTTACATCATTTCCTCCTCCATTTTCTAAACGTATTTTATGATCTATTTCAAATGTATGTGTTAATTTATCTCCACATCCAGAACATTTCCAATCTTGCATATATGCTACATATTTTTTCTTTGTTTCACTCACAGAACGTTTTGTTGCTTTTCTCGAAGAATTTATTCCAATAGGATTTGGTGGAATTATTGGATTATATGCACTATTAATACTTGAATTTATTTCTCCCATCAATCCTGACTTTGCACTAGTAAAATCAAATATGGGAGAAATTATACTCATACTTGATTTATCTAATGGCATGTATTTAACCATATTATTAGCATAAAGTAACATCTGTCTACTTCTTGTTGGGTCTTTTCTAACTAACATATAAATACTAAATGCAACTACAGCAATAATAACCATTTGATAATATTTTTTATAAGATAGTATAAATTTACTATATTTATTTCCGTGATATGTGTTATATATTAAAAATCCAGCAATACCAAATATAATCAATTCAAGTTTCATTATATTATAAAATAATATAAAAACATTACAAATATGGAAAATACTTATACTAATAACTTGATTAAAGAATGTACTGGTGATATAATTACATCAATTTGTTATCTTGGAAATGTGAATGTTACTTTAAGTATTTTAAATAATTATTATATTGATAAAGAATATGATAATTTATATAATGGTATTAATATAATAGTACTATTTTTACTAGAATATCCATATTATTTTTTTTACAAAATATATGAAAATTAATGTAAAATATAAAAAATAAACTATAAAAATAAAAAATAAACTATAAAAATAAAAAATAAATTATAAAAAATAAAAAATAAACTATAAAAATAAAAA